GCATCGGCTCCAGTCTTTGACAAGATGCCAATACGTGCATCACGTGCAAGAGTGCCTATGTTCACGCATTCAGAAGAAGACATGAATGAAAATCCTGAACGTCTAATCTTTAGGTATATCATGCCAAATGACCTTGGGTCAGCACGGCAGGCTTCCCAAAATATCCAGTAGATTCTGTTGGCCTCACGGAAGTCAGGGTATCCTACGTCAATGCTAGACCATTGTAGGTACATATAGTGTGAGCCCGTGATATAGGTCTTCACACCATTGTTCATAAACCAATAGCCTTGCTCTCTGCGGTCAAACTCACGCTCAATGTAATCTACCCACTGGTCTTTAAACTCCTTTGGTTTTTCATTCCATTGAAATATAGACTGAATCTTAAATAAATCTCTTGGCAAATCTTCTCTCTCCCAGTGCTGCTCAGCTTTTGATGCGTGTCTTTCAAAACATTTATCAGGTGTAGGCGGAAGAGCAATTTTCAATCCTGATATCTCTACTACCTGTCCTATCTTGCCGCTCTTAGATATCACAATGACATCGTACTGCTCGTTATACCCGTACAGCCAAGACATCACTCTATTCTTGTTAGAGATAACTGCAGGAGGAATGTAATCCTTTACTACCCTACACAGACTATTGTTTTGACCTTCGCTCTGCAAACCCTTGTTTGGTATCTGTTCTACTTATGCCTTTGTCAATTGAATCTAAGTTTTCCTTCTCTGATTCTATTCTGTTTAGAATCTCAAAGGCATCGAATATAGCTAACTTTTTGGTGGCGGCTGCATTCTTTAATCTGTCAGCAGCAAGCTCACCTTCCTCATCCTTACTTTTTACTACGGTCTCTTCAGCAACCTTGATTAATTCATCAACGGCCTTATATCCTGCAGCAATAATTCTGAGCTTTATTTCTTTGATATCTTTCATCACTTAGACTTTAAGAACGCAACCTGAATTAATCTAGCTGACTCCTCTTCTCCAAAGTTTTCAAATATGTTTCTGGAGTGCAATAGGTTTGATTCAAACGCAACCATACGATTGAATTTAGAATAGACCCTGATTAGCGGCTTCTTCTCTTCATCGTATATTGTTGTTCCGTCTTCACTTGGAGACTCCTCATTCAAATACAATATGCAAGTTAGGTCTCCCATCATTTCATCGCTATGAATAAAATTAGGCTCCTGCTGATTCAATGGAGACTTCCTTACGAAGTTAAGCTCTACCTTATAATCAGGAAATAGTTTAGATACAAATTTGGCAAAGTCATCGTTGTCTCCTCTAGGCTGTATGTTTCTGAATATGTGCTGCTTATCGGCCACGTCCTGAAAACCGTGTAGGTGAATGTCTGATACATAATCTTTTGGATTTTCTAATACGTTATCAAATGTGATTAGGCTCATAATCTGATTGTTATTTGATGGTCATACATCCGATAAAGCTTTTCCTCATCCACAGTAAATTCATATTCACTGTCAGGGCTAAAGCAAACCGTGTCCCCAGCTTTGATGCCTTGCGTTAAGAGGTACTCATTTGGGTACTTCATAATGCCCATGAGAGGCTCTTCACTGAAAGGTTTTTTGATGTAGCTTTCTGTAGCTGCTATTGGCTTAATAAAGCAGTAGCGGTCATAGGCGTTCCAGTTACCATTCTGCTTGTACATAAAGAACTGCTCAGTTTCTATAAAAAATAAATCATCCTTAAAGAATGACTTACCACTTTTCTGACGACCCTTTATGTCGTTGTAAAACTTAAATACATTATGATGAACTAGTAGGGTATCTCCAATTTCAATTGGGCCCTTGTATTGCAATGGAAGCTCAACGACTTCTGCAAACCGATTGGAGAACTTGTGGTCCTCTTCAGAGGTACTAACAATAAAATCAATCCCTCCTATCTCTTTTGTGTTATCGTACCGCTTTCCATTCACAGGTTTTGCTATGAAATAGAACGGAGACCTCATTAGATATTTATGTTATATTCAATAGAAATGGGAATAGTAGAGGTGAACTCCTTCCAGAGTACCACCTCTAACTTGTCGTTTATAATGAAGATTTGAATAGAATTCTTATCAGAGTTGACCCTGATTAAATGGATTTCGTTGCTATCACCTAGAACCTTCTGCCCTACGAGGTAGTGCATAGCACCACCTTTGTAGTCAGGCCCTATTGATATTTTACGAATTTCCATTACAGTTCTTCTTCCTGCTCTTCAATAAATGGAATCCCTGTAGTCCAATCCTTGAGGAATAAAAATCCCTCTAGACCATTTGTATTGATAACTTCAATAGGCTTGAAATCAAATTCCTTCTCATTCAAGTCTTGAATGTTTTTGGTCAAGTTTTTAAGCCCTTCCTTATTGAATTTGTATTCTCCCTTTTCGTCTAACAGCAAGATGCCCTTGTCATCAGTTGCTGCGTTGTCCAATCGAAACTCATCACGCTGAGCGCCATAGGACTCATGATGAGCCTTGAACTTCTCATAGATTTTAAAGAGCTTCTTCTGGATTTTTGTTTCCTGACCACCAATGACTGCATTGATTGAACCTACTAGAAGGTTGAGGTCCTTGTACTTTTTCTTGATTTCCATATTTAATTTGATTTAAGTTTCGTAAAGCTAAACAATCTCTCCTTCTTCTGCAATAGCCTGTTCAACAATCGGAGTAGGCTCAGGAGATGGTGGTACAGGCGGTAGATAGTCACCAGTGATGGTTAGGTTCAGCTGTGCTGCTACCCAACTCCATGCATAGGCATCGATTTCCCATTGAGTGTATGCTTCACCAGTCATGCTCAAGTTTCCTTGTGCCACTTGTTGAGATACATACCCCTCTGCTGTTTGAGAAAGTAGTTGATAATAGAATGTCGCACTTGTTCCTAGTGTAACATTTACAGCGTAAGCGTTCAAGATTGTAGCTTCTACTGTTTGTCCGTTGTCCCAGATTGCTACTGGAGAGATTGTTTTCATTTGTTTGTTGTTTATAATTATTTAATCATTTACGATGTCCCCGTATTCTTGCTCATTAGTTAATATTGTTTTTGTCTAACTTTTCGTTTAGTTCTTGTATTGCTTTTACTAAAACAGGTATTAATTCAGTATACTTAACACCTAAAGTCTGCATATCATCTCTTCCTACATCAATCAATTCAGGTAGTATTTCTTGAACATTTTGTGCGCTTAAACCAAAATATGCTTTTTTGTTTTCTAATTCAGAATCATATTTCCAATTAAACTTTAAGGTTTCTAATTTCAAAATAGATTCTAAAGCATTATCAATATCACTAATTTTATTTTTTAATCTAATATCAGAATCTGAAACAAAAGAAGTTGCGCCAATAGATAATTTAACACCACCAGTTGAACCTGCTCTAATATGAATATCAGCGTTATTACTTTGAATATATGGGTCATCTACAATATATGGGCTTGATGCTCCAATAAACAATAAAAGTCTATCAGCAGTAGTACCTCTTCGTAATGTTAACCCACTATTATTATTGTCTGAAACAATTAAATTACCTGAGCCACTTGTATCTGTACCTATTAAAACCTTTCCCTCCGAAGTGATGCGCATTCGTTCGGTTGGTGCAATACTTGGGTCTGTTCCATCTGTAGGGTTAGTACTAAAGGTAATTACACCTTTAAACCAACTTATTGGGTCATTTCTAAATAATATAGATGCCATTTGTGCAAGGTTATTTCCATAACCTCTCGCTTGCCCAATTATACCGCCTTGTATTGCGTTTACCACTCCATCAGCAGCGGTATTGGTTAAAAGAATATAGTTAGGTGCGCCATCTTGTAAATGTAATCTAGTTAATGGGCTAACTCCAATTCCAACGCTATTTGAAAAAGTAGCAACGCCTGTGGAGGCTAAAGTAAAAGTGCTTAAACTTCCTTTGTTCCTTATTGTTAAACTTCTACTCGATGGATAATCAATAAATCCATTAAAGGTTGATGGACTTAAAAACAAGTCTAATGTTTCAGCGTTAGCACTATTTTTTATTTCGTGGTCATTGCTTCTCAAAGTTCCACTAAACCGCCCAGTTCCGTTAACGTCTAGCTGATAACCAGAGTCCGTAAAAGTTCCAATTAATAATCTACTATTATTTATTAATCTTAATCCATTCCCTGTTGATGTATATACTTGAAATGCTGATTGATTAGAGGTGCTACCACTCATATCAATAGAAACACCATAAGACGCACTTCCACCATAATTCTTAAATGTTGCTACCCATTCGCCATCAGTTGTTTGGGTTGCAAATAATCTTGCTAATGTAGGAGCATTATTAATTCCAATATGTGTAGCTTGTAATGTACTACTAAAGGTAGCTGCGCCACTAGGAGCAATTGTTAAAGCATCTATTGAATTAGTTCCATCACTTCTTTGGGTGTTAAATAAAATACCTCCATTTGTTGAAGTATTAGCACCATAAGAAAAAAATCTTGAATAACCTCCTGAAAAATCAACTACATATCTACTTGCACCTAATCCACCGGGGTTTGTTCCTTGGCCTGTTAAATACCCTCCAACTGTCACGCTACTTGAAAAGGTAGCTGCGCCACCTGTTGTTATTGATAAACTGCCTCCATCTGTTTTTAAATGTAAGCCTTTACCTATTCCTGAACGCATTTCAAAGTCGTCAAGAATACCTACGCCCATAACTCCAGAGTTTCCAATTGCTCCTATACTTACTCCGCTTCTTCTTAAACTTATAGCAGCACCTATGACACTTGTAGAATCAAAAGTTGCATAAAGAGTAGTTGTACCACCAACTTGTAATCTTGCTCCATTGTCGGCAGCAGATACTCCAACCAGTAAATTGTTTGTATCTCCTTTAACAAGTAAAGAAGCGGATAGTAGTGCGTCATTATAAATAGTAAAGTCACTTGTCGTACCAAACATTGCAAAAGAAAACTTCTGCACTCCATTGGCATATAGTCCAACTCCAGCATTTGGCGTAGCTTGTGTTGAATCTATTCTTATTCTTGTAGCGGCAGCAGATGTTACAAGTAGCGGAAAACTAACTCCAGCGACTGGTGTAGGTGTAGCTGAGCTGCCTATTCCTAGTCTATCGTTTGTAGCATCCCAAAATAAATTACTCTCTCCTGTTATGGCTGAGCCTGATGACCAATAAGCTACCTGTCCCGCTGCGCCTGTTCCTGTTACTGGGTTTGTGATTGTACTCTGCTTGTTATTAAAAGTTGTCCAATCTGCCGAACTTAAAACTCCTCTATTGCTTGCACTTGCCGTAGGCACGTTTAGCGTTATTACAGGAGTTGTAGTGCCTGTTGCAACTGTACTTGATAGGTCTGTACCTGTTGTGCCTAGAGTTAAAGCAGCCACACTTGTAACTGTTCCTACTCCAGACCCTCCAACAAGAGCTACAGTTCCTGATGAACTTGGGAAAGTATATGTTCTGCCGCCGCCCGGATTGTTAAATGCAAATTCACAATAGCCTTTACTGTTGCCAGAAAAATATAAATTATTATTCCCATTGAATCCTAAGAAATTTGAACCAAAACTAACTATGCCAGCACCACTAACATTTTTTAAATTCGTTGGCGCTCCAGCCCCTACTTGTGGTACTTGTACTCCATCATTGGCATATATTATCCCTGCAACGCCTATAGCACCAAGTGAATATAAGTCAAAGTAGTTTATTAATTCCGATGTCCCCGTATTCTTGCTCATTAGTTCTTACTTTTTAATTCGTCTAACTCTGATTTCAACTCTTGAATAGCTTTAATTAATGGTACCACTATTGTTGCATATCTTACGTTTTCTACTTGACCAGTCCTGTCTTCATTTTCGTAATCCGCTAAATATGGGGACACTTGCGCAACATCTTCAGCTATTAATCCTAAAAAGTCAATGTCTGCTTTATTATAATAATCTTTTTTATACTTAAATGTTTTTGGTTTTAATGCTAGGATTGTATCCAAGCCATTTCCATCCCAATTTATAATATTTTCTTTAAATCTTCCAGAAGACGCAGTGCCTCTCTCTAATGTTCCACCTGCACTAACATAAAGGTTTGGAATTTGTGCAGATGTATTATTGTATGGTGACCCAGCAAGAGTACCAGTATTAATTACTCCATCTCCTCTTACAAGAAAAGCGTTGGCCCCTGAACTATTTAAGCAATACAATGAAGATGAAAATGCAGTGTCAGTACTTGAATATACGGATAACCTTGTTGCGCCTGAAGCAGGTGATGTATTACCTATGGTTACAAGACCACTCGAAGTGATTGTCATACGAGGACTTGTAGTAGTTGGAGATGAAGATGTCCCTTGATTAGCAGTTCTAAAAATAATATTTCCTGCAAATGCTGACTCTATTGAAAGGCTATTCCCATCATTATATAAGCCCCATATATAATAGGTATTAGTGTATTGGTAAACATTTTCACCACTAGCAGTGATTTGAAATCTACTGCCACTTGGATTACCAAAATACTTAGTACCATCACTAGCAATAGTCATTCTGCTATTCCATCCATTAGTAGGATTGTAAGTCCAAGTAGCTAATCCACCACTAGCGTCTAATTGTTGATTTGCTAAATATAAAGTGCCGCTTGTTGTCTCTAATAAATAACCTGCTTGTACTGTATTTAAGCCATTTCTAGTTACGTTAAAATTAGAAGAACTAGTCACACTACTTGAAAAGGTAGCTGCTGCACCTGTCAAAGTACCTACTACTTCAGCACCTGCTG